AATAAGTTTATATAAAAGTTTAAATCAGTTGGGGGCATTAAAAGGTGTTAAGTTTGCTTATGGCGTTTCAAAAAATTTGGCAATTTTAAAGCCAGAAATTGAAGCTCTTGAGAAATCTGCTGAAGCAACGGGCAAATTTAAAGAATTTGAAAAAGCTAGAGTAGATTTAGTCAAACAACATGCTAGGAAGGATGAGAAGGGGAAAGAGGTAATTGAAGGTGATGAATATATTGTGGAAGATCAGAAGGAATGGGAAAAGGCTTTCAATAAATTAAAAAAGGAACATCAGGATGCGATTGATGAAAGAGAGAAACAAATTAAGGATTATGTGGAAATGCTTAAAACAGAAGTAAAAGTTGATTTGTATAAGATAAAATTAGCTGATGTGCCGGAAGATATAACAACCGTGCAAATGAACTCGATTATTAGTGTAATAGAGGAATAGTTTGACAATATTATAAGTGAAGCTGTGGACTGAGGTGAGCTGTGAAGCTCTCTTAGAGATTTTGCCCACAGCTTTATCTTTAGAGAGTTTAACAGCTTACCGCAGTCGGTGAGCTGTTTTTAATTCTTGGGTCTTCGCCAAGTAAAATAAGGAAGTAAAAAATTATGGAGACAGACAATAAGGAAGTAAAAGAATTTATTGAGAAAAGTGAGGTAACTCCTTCGGGGGATGCTGAACTTATCAATGAAGAGAATGAAACTCAATCTGAATCTTCCCAGATAGAAACAAAGGCTGAGACTGAAATTGATGCGGAGGCAGAAAACGAAGTTGTGGAAAATCAGCCTGAGGAGCAGAAGACTGAAGAGATCAAGGATGTCTTAGGCGAAAACCCGCAGGCGAGAGCTTTACGAATGGAGGGAACTTGCCAAATATCGAAAGGATGAGCTTTTTACTCCGGCGCCCAAACAACAGCCTGTTCAAAACAAAGTTCTTGAAAATTATGATTCTGAACAAGTAAAAGAATTAAAGATGATTCTTGCTGCGGCTGCTGACGAGCTTGGATTTGTCAAAAAAGACGAACTTAACGCAACGATCAACGGTAACAGTCGAGATGAGATTTGGAACTCCTTTCTGGAAAAACATCCAGAATACTTGGTAGAGAATGATGGTGAAGGTGCTTTTTATAACCAACTCAAAGAAGAGTTTGGTCTATATAAAGAACCGACATCGGCTAAAGACTTTCAAAAACTTTTAAACAGGTGCCATGATTCTATTTTTGGTACAAAATCTGCTCCTCTCAATATTAAAAAAATTAATGCCCAACAAGAGAAAATAAAAGTCGCTTCTCATTCGGGCGGAACAGCGGGGAACAAATCTAGCTCATCAAAACCATCGGCAAATTCAGCTAATTTAAGAACTGATATGCTTAAAGGTTTTACAGAAGATGAAATAAATGAACTTCTCAGCTGATATAAATATATATGGCAGCAGGAGCTTTTTTACTAAAAGACCCAGAGTCAACAGTATTTGAAAAAGTACGCGTTGCCTCTCAAGCCTACACTATTGGAGATATTGTGATGTTGGATAGAGTGTCTGATGCGATTGATGTCGTACCGGCTACTTCGTCTACCACTACAACTAATCTTTATGGTGTAGCAGTTCAAACTGTAGCTTCATCAGCTACGGAACTTATGATTGCAGTTATTACTCCTAAACAGGAATGGTTACTCCAATCAGCAAATGATGCAGTAGTAAATAATAAATTTCAGAGAATGTTGTTAACTGACGCAAATACCGTCAATAACACAGGCACTGATAACACAACCAAAGAGGCGGTCTTTATGCAGACTGGTTATCAAGGTGCTCTCACAGCTAAAGTATTGGTCGGCAAATTCTTAAAAGTCGCTAATGTAACTGCTTAACAAATAAATAAGTTAACAGTATAAAATAAATTTATGGCAACAGCCCCATTAAACATAGCTCAAGCGGCCGATCTCGTAGATGTTTCTATTCAGAAAGTCTTTGAGAAGTCCTCTGAGCCGGAATTGATGTACCCTAAATATTTCAATGTCCGTAAAACAAGTGATTATTACGAGAAGGATTCTTCTCTATCAGGACTTGGTGAAGCTGATTTCGTAGACGAAAACGGCATTATCATTTCTGATGTTCCAGTGCAGGGATACGATAAAACCTACACACAAGCAATGGTTGGTTCGGTCGTAAGTTTCACATATCAGATGTGGAAATTCGGTATTAAAAAGCGTGATCTTGATAATGTAGCATCAGAGCTTAAAGCTTCTATTGCTCGTAAGAAAGAAAAACTTTGTGCAGAACGCATTGATAACGCATGGGATACAACTTATACTCATAGCGGTCAAGGCGGTTCTAGAACCATTACTATTACTGGTGGAGACGGGGTTGAAGCTGCTTCAGCAGCGCACACTCGTGAAGATGGCGGTGCCAACATGAACAATGTTGTTTATGATGGTACTACTTACAACTTGCCCTTTGATTATGCTGGTCTTAAAGCCGCATATCGAACTTGTAGTTTGTTCGTAGACGCGCGAGGCAATCCTAATCCAGCTAATCTTGACACATTGGTTGTCAAGCTTGGTTCAGCGGTGCACTACAAAGCAATGGAAATTCTAGGAGCTATCCAAAAGGGTAAAATCCCGGAATCAAATGACAATGATGGTGCAGGTGCAATGGCTTTCAAAATCGTTCCTTTGAAATATCTTACAAATGCCGCATATTGGGCAATGTTTGATTCTTCAAGAGCATTGAAGGACAAGGAAGGCTTTCAGTTCGTAGAATCGGAAGCTCCTCATGTCGATCCTGTAAACGTTGTTTACAAGACGAAAGAAATTCAAACTTCAGCTACTACTCTTTTCGACCTTGGTCATAATGATGTAGCTCGATCATGGGTCTTCTCGAAAGGTAATTCAGTAAGTGAATAATAATTATTAATTAATTGAGGTTTGTCGAAGTGGGTGAGATTAGCTTCCAGTATTAGACAAAACTGATATTAGAAGCTAGTCAATATTCTATACACGAACAAATCTTTTAAAAATATATGGCAACAATCGCAGGTATTACATATTCTTCACCGAAGAATATAAACCTAAAAGGTCAAGATTCAGACAGAGGTTCTGTACTTCGTTTTGATAAAACAAGTACAGCTAATCCTCTAACTAATGATTCAACCGGAAGAGGACTTTATGTCAATTCTTCTGATGAATTAATCTTTTGGGATGGAACAAGTATTACAACTTTAGGTGCAGGTGGCGCCGGTGGCTCTATGGATGCTTCTTATGGTGATGGTCATACTATTACTGTAGATGATGGAGCATTGGTCTTTAATGATTCAACCGCAGGAGCAGCCAATATTATAGACTTTAATAAGTCAGGCGCAGGTTCAGGAAGTTTGTTTGATGTAGATATTACTGCTGCTTTTACAGGCAAAGTAATAGACATCAGTTATGGAACTGGTGTAGCGGCAACAGGTATTCTGTTCACTTCAACAACTGATGCAAGGACTGGTTCAGATCTTCTCTTTACGGACACTTCAACAGCAACTCATAATAACATTGAGATCAATGCTGCTGGTTCAGGAGCAGGTACAGCGTTTGCTTATACAAACTCTTACAATGGCTCACCTGCAGGTAATGCAATTTCTTTGACATTTGATGCCAATGATGGTCTCTCAACTGGTGGTATTCTCATCACTCGTGGAGCGGGCGTCAGAACAGATAATGCTATCGCAATAGCAGATTCTTCAACAGGTAATGTGGATTTGATCAATATTGATGTTTCTGGTGTTTACTCCGGGGATATTCTTAGTATTGTTACAAGCGCAGCCGCAACAGGAAATATAATTCTTTTGGATATGGATGGAGCGGTGGCTGCAACAGCTTTGAGGATTCAAGATACAACTACTGAAACACGAACACAGCCTTATATTGAGATTATCTCAGACTGTGCAGGTTCAGCAGTATATATTGACGCAAATCTTTCAGGTACTTCTTCTGGAAATTTCTTAGATATTACTTATTCAGGAATTAACACAGGTAATGCAATCAATGTAGTTATGGCAAACAATGTCGCCGGAGCAGCATTGAATATTACCGGTGCAGGTATAAGGACTGATAGTATTGTAGAGATTACAACTTCTGAAACGGGAAGTGTGGATGGAATTATAAGAGTAGACGCATCTGGTGTTTTCACTGGAAGTGTGTTGACTCTTACTTCTTCCGCAGCTGCAACCACTGGTTCATTGATTCATCTAGACTTGGACGCTGGTGTTGCTTATAAAGCAATTACTATCGATCATGCAGGTGCAAGAACAGTGGAAACTATTCTTGTAACCTTTGATGGAACTTTTGGAGCAACTGCTGGAGGTACCTTCCTTAATGCAGATATCTCAATGACTGGAGCTTTGGCTTCATCATTTATAGATATTGATGTTTCAGATGTTTACACGGGGGATATAATTGACATTGCTCTAGGTGCAGCTTCAACCGGTGATGTTATATCCGTTGATATGAACGCTGGTGTCGCGGCAAAGTTCTTAAATCTTGACTTTGGTGCAGGAACTAGGACTGTAGATGCTATCACTGTCACGGCTGATGGTGATGGTAACAAAGGACTTCTTCTTGTTACTGATTCAAACACAGGTTCTGGACACTTGATTGACATTGATGTTTCAGGCGTAGGTTCTGGAGATGTATTAAACATCACTTATTCTGCGGCTGATACAGGAGATGCAATTGAAGTTGCAATGGCAGATAATGTCGCGGGTGGAGCTTTAGTAATAACTGGAGCTGGTACACGCACTGATAGTTTGATTGACGTTGTAACTACAGAAGCAGGTTCAATAGACGGTATCGTTTTGATTTCTCAAACGACTAACGTCTTTACTGGACACATGCTTACAGTTTCAGCAACAGGCGCTTGTACTACAGGTGGACTTGTCCACTTAAGTACCGGTGCATCAAACATTGCTGGAAAAGTGATGACTGTAGATACAGCTGGCGCAAGAACAGGGGAATTATTCCTCTTTACTCTTGACCATACCTTTGCTTCAGGTGCGGGTGGTACACTCTTTAATATTGATATTTCAACTTTGACTGGAGCAGCAGCTTCGCCTTTGATTGATATCGATATTTCAGGAGGTGTTCACACTGGAAATATCTTCGACTTTGCATCTGACCAAGCTTCAACAGGTACAGTGTTTGAAATAAATATGACGAACGCTGTAGCGGCTAAACTCGCTAATTACACATTGGCGGGAACTAGAACGGCTGATGCAATTACAATTACGGATTCTTCTGCAGGCGCAGTAGATGTATTTCAAATTACTTCAACTTCTACCAGCTCAGGACATATATTCAATATTGATGTTGATAGTGTCTTCACTGGTAATGTAATTGATGTAACGTTTGGAACTTCTGCAGCAACGGGCGAAGCGATAAGCATTACTATGGCTACTAACGTCGCAGGACGAGCGCTAGCTATCTCTTCAGCAGGTACGGGTGTGTCTGGCGAAGGTAATGCGATTGACGTAACTCATACTGGAGCATTAGTAGCAGGTGCTGATGTAGTGAATCTTCAGGCAACTGGAGCAGTGTCATCTACTTCTAACATCTTAGCTCTCGAGTCAAGTGGTGCAGCAGTTGCAGGGTCTTATGCTCTGTATATTGACGTAGCAAATGACATGGAAGCCATTAAGGTAGACTCCGGCACGGTGACTTTTGATGAAAGTCTAAGTATTGGTACTACTCTTGCGGTCACTGGTGCAACAACTTTGAGTTCAACTCTTAGTTATCGTGAGCTTTCAGAAGCAGTAACTGGAACAAATGTAATTACTGCAGCAGAATCTGGAACTACATTCTTCTTGGATGCAATAGGTGGATTTACTTCTACTCTTCCAGCTCCAGCAGCAGGATTACATTTTAAGTTTGTGGTTAAAACAGCTCCTACAACGGCTTATATTATTACAACTGACTCAGGTTCGAATGTGTTGTATGGTTTGACTGTTGAAAGGGCAGGTGGAGCAGGTGTGGCAGGTGCGGCAAGGGATACTGTAAACTTTGTAGCCTCTCAAGCTATCATAGGTGATACATATGAATTCACTTGTGATGGAACTAATTGGTATATGAAGGGTATTGTGGATGTGTCTGCAGCTTGTACGTTCTCAGTCACATAAAACTAAATATTCGGTTTCTCACTTCGGGGGTTTATACCCCCGAGATTGAGGGACTGAGGGATTACATTATTAATTAATTAATATAAAAATATGGCATATTTAGAGAAATTAAATAAAGCAGATATAAATATTTCCACTTCGGGAGACAATATAATTATTGCAGCTCCAGGAGAGGGGCATTATTTGGCAATTGACTTCTTAACACTTCTGCCAACTACGGCAGTCACCGTCCAATTCGTAACTGGTTCTACAAACTATGGTGGACCATTTCCTCTCGACGGAAAACAAGCAATGACACTAGAAAATGCCACCGGGCATGAATATGGTTGCATAACCTGTGGAGACAATGAGGCGTTTAAAATAAACCTTAGCGGAAATGTGCAAGTCGGCGGATTTTTGAGATATAGAATTGTGGGAAATTAGTAACTAACAAATAATAAAAATGTCTGATGTTATAAAAAAAATTAAAGACTCAGAACAAGAGCTTGATTTCTTAAATGGAGAAGTCGGACGAGTGAAAGCTGTTTATCAGTCTATTAAAAAAGACATAGAAGATTTAGAGGTTCAAAAAGCTACTAAACATGCTGAATTTGTCAAAAATATTGCTCAATTTGAAGCTCAAGTTGCACGACTTGAGGTGGAAATAACTGATCGTTTAAAGTCTTTAGCTGACTTCAATATTAAAATTAAGGAAGTTGGGGATGTTTTAAGCGATAAACGGTTTGAACTTGAAGAAAGCAATAGAAAGATTAAGGAAAATACTGAAAATCATCAGAAGATGATGCAACAGCTCTTTGACGAGAAAGAAAATGCTTTGAAAACTGAAAAGAGATTAATGGAAAGAGAGTCTGTAGTAGCTGTATCTGAAAAAGAATTGAAAGGAAAGCAAGATGTCTTCTTTAGGAAGGAGGAATCTAATATTTTGACTAAAAAGATACTGGACGAAGAAATTGAAAAAGCAAAAAAGCTTCAAAATTCACTTGATGATAAAATAAAACAAGTTGATTCACAAAAAGTATTAAATGATTCTATGTCTGTCCAAATTTCACATGAGAGAAATGAAATAAACTCCATAAAAACAGATTTAAAAATAAAAATTGACGAAGTTGATGCTGAAAAAGGCAGGCTAGCTATACAGAAAGCAGATATTGATGTTTTAGAAAAAGACTTGAAGCAAAAGCAGGTCGAAATTAGCATAAAACAAAGCGCTCTAGCTGAAAGAGAATCCACTGTAGTTTTAAGAGAAAGAGATGTAAAAGTAAGAGAGAAACTCGTCAGCATCGCCGAGCGTGAAAAACAATTAGATGAATCCTAAACTAAGAACAAAATTTAGCGAACCAATTGGAGCAGAATTATTCTTTAAATTTCCCGAAATACAATCAAATGAAAAATCTTATCTTGATGCTGATTCTGCTGCAGGTGCTACGACGCTTACCGCTAGTGGCGTTAATTTTGCTGCTAATCAATATATTGCCATAGGTCAGCCGGGGGCTGAAAAAACTGAAATAGTGCAAATAAGCGGAACACCGACTTCTACTTCTATTGCTTTAGTGGCCGCTACTTCGTTTGCCCATAATCGAGGCGATCTGATTCAATTTATTCCTTATAATCAGATAGAACCACAAAGATCAACCGATTCTGGTGCTAACTTTTCAGCTTTGACTGCGGTGAATATCCGACCAGATTCACTTGAAACTTATGTTCAAAGAACCGGAGATGCTTCAACTGATGTATATCGTTTTAGATTTTATAACTCAACTTCAGCTTTATATAGTGGATATTCAGATAATGCTACTGCCTCTGGATATGCAGATAATACTGTTTATGCAATTAAAAAACGAGCATTACAACAGCTTGGTGAGAAATACACTGATCTTATAACAAGCGAATTTCTAAATGATGCTTTAAATGAAGCTCGCAGAATTGTAGATCAAGATCCTAGGGTTCTTCGTTGGAGCTTCAGGACTTCTTTTAATTCTGATATAGGTTCTATTGTTCCCGGTAAATGGAGCGTAACTGCACCGACTGATTTAAGAGATAGAAATACATATAAAAACATTTTAGGGCTTCGCATAGGAAAACAAAATAGGCCATGTGATTATCAAGATCAGCGAAGATTTAGGCAAAATTATCTAAATGTCGCCCATACGACTCTAAACGGGACAGTTTTAGCAGCAGATACTTCTATTACTTTGACTTCTTCTGGAGATTTTGATGAATCTGGAAATGTTGTAATTCAAGGAGAAACTGTTACTGGAGCGATAGATACTGTAGCTTATACAGCAAATAATGAATCAACAAACGTGATAAGCGGGGTGACCTTAATTGCTTCAGGTGGACATGCAACAGGCGGAGAGGTCTGGCAGAACGCCACCTTTGGACTACCCATGGCCTATACAATCGATAATGCAGTAATTTATTTTGATATACCATTTTCTGATGCCTATGCTGGAGAAAATATCTGGTGCGATTATTATAAAACTTTGACAGCAGTAGACACAGATAGCGATACTCTCGATGAGCCATTTTATGATTTATATGTCTCATATCTTAAATGGAAGATAAAATATACTAAATCAAATGGCAAAGCAGATAGAGATACAGATTCAGATTATAAAGATTGGCTAGCTGGTCGAGAAACATTGGTCACACAAGAAGTAACGGGACAAACTATACAATTTTATCCATCATAATATAATATGCCACTTGCATTACAAAGAAATAGTTTAAAAAACGGAGTGATTACAGAAAGCGCTGTGAGTGAAAATGAGTATCCAAAGGATGCCGTTATTGAAGCGGTAAATTTTCATTTTGATACTATTGGAGAAGCAACACTTCGCAAAGGAACAACTATCTTGGGTAATCAACTAAGCGGAGATGTTTTAGGTCTTTTTCAACATATAGATAGTGCTGGAACAAATAATCGAATAATCGCTGTGAATGGTGGTACTGTTTATTATCTTTCGGGTAGTATTTGGACATCTAAAAGAGGTGTAACTAATGGGAAAAAAGCTAGATTCTCGACATTTTTAAATTATGTGTTTATGGTGAATGGAACAGATACTACCGCAACATGGGATGGTTCTGCCTCGGCCTTTGGGACCACAAATGCCTCAGGTGCTCCAATAGGTAAATATATAGAAAATTATCGGGCAAGAATGTGGATAGCTGGAGATGCGACTTATCCTGATAGACTGTTTTATTCTTCACTTCCTTCGGCTGTAACTACGCCTTTAATCACATGGGACACGAGCGTCACAACTGGACAATGGGTAGACATTTCGCCCTCTGATGGTGAGAACATTACGGCTTTACATAGAACTAAGGATTCACTTTTAGTGTTTAAAAATAATCATATTTATAGGGTGTATAGCATTGCTCAAGCAGATCCTGATCCGAAATTTAATGTGGGTACTTATTCACAAGAGAGTATTGTGGAGGCTAAAAACGGAGTTTACTTTTTCCACCCCACAGGTATATATCGCTATAATGGAGATGTACAAGAAGTTTCACGACCTGTCAGAGATTTTGTAGAAAATATAACTCTCGGAAATTACACAAAAGTTTCTGGATATTTAGAAACAGATGGAGATCATATTTGTTTTTCAATTGGAGACGTGACCGT